ACATCTCCACAAAGGTTCGATTACTCGGACAGCGTGAAGAAAATGGAGGCGAAGCTCAAAGCGGCGAAAAAAGAAGAGGAGAGCAATGGCACGGCCACTCCCATCATGAATGAAGACCCGACTGTGTTCACAGTCCTTATGTAAGTAGGTGCCCTATGACGGAACGGGAAATGATTTCTTTGGCCGTGAATGAATTAGTGGTGTTATGTGAGGATGAAGACATTGACTTTGACAAAATGAAGTGTAAATTGGTCAAGAAATGTCAATCCATAATTGAGTGCGTCTATGACATGAACTCCAACTAACATTCGTCTTTCCGCAAGTTTTTCCCATCAATGGACTATAGGTGGAAAATCCTATAGTCCGCAAACAATTCCCATCATAAAGGATTTCACACATGGTTTCAGTGTGTCTTGTGTCATTTGGAATTCTAGCATTTCTATTCGCCCGCATTGAATACTTGCACAGCAAATTGGAGAATGACAATGAATAAGGAAGAAGTGGAACAAATAGAGTCATTGGGAACGGAAGAACCACTTCCATATGTGTGTTTGAACTGTGAGAATGAGTATGAATGTCACAAGTGCTATGATGGCATTCCTTCGGATATAGGTGCCATGAGAGATTCATTAAGAAATGCCTATGCTAAAATTTCCTGTTACAACCGTTTCATCAAGTTCGTACTAGAACTGTTGAGAAAAAACAAGGAGAAAGCGAAATGAAATCCTATGAATTTGAAGCGGCCATTTATGACAATGAGGTGTACTGCTGTAGATGTCTTCCTGTTGGAGTGGGCATCAATGATGATGGTGTCATGCACATCTTTGGGGATTCTGAATGGGTTTCCGCTCCTGTGTGCTGTAAATGCGGGAAGGAGCATCTCTATGTGAATCTACTGGATGAAGTTCAGAATGGGGGTTATGAAGATGAAGCAGAATGAGAAACATAAATTTTGGTGTTTAGTAGCAGTCTATGCCTTCAATGACATTCCGCAGGGAACTGTCCTATCCTACCATTATTCCCATCCATTGGCAACTAAGGCTTTGAGGAAATATCCTACGGGATTCGTAGGTATAAAGGAGAACCCTCATTACGAGAAGTTCTTTTATGAAAGTAAAAATTGCACAGTTGAATTCATTGACTAAGGAACCTTCTTAAATAGAGCCTTTTCCCCATACCCCGGCGCGTTTTCTAAATGAAAGTTTATTAAATGCGCCGGAAGAGGCATCTATCTGATCTAAGTAACGACCATTTGGATATGAACTCAATTCCTGCACATAGTCGAAATTCCATGGAGCTTTCAACAACATGACATTTCCAGCACCCATCTGCGAGGCGAATGGATCGGCCCTCAATGCCTTATTCCCCTTTGGCAAATCCGCCTCGACAGTGAATCCCGCTAGATTCCTAATGGAATACATGGCGGATTCCTTTCCTCCGCTGCCACCCTCCTGCTCCATAAAGATTTTAACATCCACTCCATCGGCCAAAGCGGTGTTCCGCATGATCTTCTCTCTCTCATCCGCTCCCCAACGACCTCGAACGATATCCAAAACAATCACTCTACCATCAACTAGAACCCCCATTTTGAGTCCAACCGTATAACATCCCGCATTGACTGTTCCAGCTTTGTCCCAATAACGGATGACGCTTCTTAGCTGTGCTGGAACTGCTATGACTGTAGTCAACTTCTCCGTTTGAAACATACCTCCGCCCAATGGAGATGGGGATTGGAGGAACTGTCCCGCATAACCATACTCTCCGAGGTCTTTTCTTATCATCTCCAATACGTTTTTAGGCATACGGAGTTCGTCAAGCAGACCATTAGTATACTTTTCCTTCAACTCGAAAGGACGGACTAGATCATTCTCCTCCGCCGGAAGACAAATATGCCTGCAACTACCCTTCTCAAGGAAATGGGCGGAAGGGTCTGTCTCGGACAGTCTTTGTTGAATTAGAATGAATGGTGTTACCGCTTTATCCACTTTACGAGTGAGAAATGTCTGATCAAGCCAATTGTTGGCTTGGTTCATCATAGTGGGACTTAGTACTTCCTGCATGTTAATAGGATCGTCACAGATAAGAAAATGACCATGCATACCAACAACGGAACCGCCAGTAGATGTGGCAAAGCGCTCACCTCCTCCATTTATTTTGAAGAACCCCTTTTGATCTTGATCCTCCCGTATGGAAACTCCAAACATGCGTTTATACTTCTCCGATTTAACAATATCCCTGCAACGCATGGACAAAGCCAGTGAAAGGGCATATGAGTAGGAGGAGCAGATGATGCGGGCGGATGGCATTCTAGTCCATATCCAAGCGGGGAACATGATAGAGCAAACGGTGGAATTATGAACTGCAATGTCATTGACCGTAAAAGAGGAATCCTCCTCCACCGTGAGACATCTACAAGGTAGCATTCCAGCAGGCTCTATAGATACTATAGGATCGGATTGTAATTGATTATGGAACCTAGAACGCAGGAAACAGTGGGACTCCAATGTCCTTTTTTTCCTCCCAAGCACAGGGATGCGCTCAAAGAACTTCGAGGCGTTGTCCGTGTCGGATATATCCAAAACATAGTGTGTGTAGCCTGCTTTCGTTATTTTATCATCTTTTTTCTTGACACGTTTGCGTACACGCGCATTTATTCCAAAGCGGTAAAGTAAATGCTGGACTCCATCTAAAAGCTCTTTGCTCACGCTTGAGAACGAAATGGTGAATGTGTTCCTGTCGGGATGATGTTTGCTTATACAGCCGTCACAATGGAAATAAGCCGCTATGAATTTGGCTACTTGCTCATTTGATCCGTTGAAAATAAAGTCTGGTACTACTTTAGTGTAGGAATTCTTTCCGGCTATACCAGTTTCTCTTAACCAATTCTGTGCGTGAGCTGTGTTTACACGCACAACCTTCAAGTCTACATTCGATGCTTTGTAATTTGAAACAGTAGTGGAAAATCCTAGACTTCCAGCAGCAGCCACCAAATGTTCGACATATTCCCCATCGGCAGATGTCACTGAGCAATTGCAACGTGTCTTTTCCTTATTAGCCCAAGTGCAAGATCCATCTCCAATGAAATAGCCAGCTAATGAAAAAGAATCATCGACATAATCCGATTTGCTTTGCTTAGGTTGTGGAAAAGGTAAAGCCAAACATTGTTTGACTACTAAGTCTTTGGATTGCACCCATCCTTCCGGAGTCAAAAATGGATGAGACAGCTCCGCATGGACAGCCCTTCCACAAAAAGACTCTATGCGAAGGCACTCCATCAAACCCTGCTCATGCACGGCTAAGACTGGACGGAACCTACCCTTGTGGGTTAGAACCCTGTCACCAACCACAATGTCCTTCAGCTTCTTACGCTTCCCTGTGGAACAAAGGATCAGCTCCTCCTCCCATACTGGCTTGCTTGAACCGGGAGGAACATTACATACTAGATCATATTCTTTTGGAGTTCCATTGAAAACTCTTTCGGCCATTTTCTGCATCTCGGAGCATATGACTGTCATATGCCAGTTCCATTGGAGCTGTTCCGGAATGATCTCGTGCCAAAATTCTTTTAGGAAATCCTCGAATGATGCTTTGCAGACATCAATTGAGGCCGCTTCCAGCACCTGTTTCCAATTCATTGAATGGGACATCGAGTAAATCCACCTTGTCTTTAGCTAGTTTCATAAGTAAACGCTTCTCATCTATGGACAAACCCTCCATAGAGATGTTGTTCTCGATTTGAATGGGATTGAAAGGATCACCACCATGAATGATAGTCTTCTGATTGACGAATCCACGGGAATGTCCAAGCCTATCCAAAGCATATGTGATGGCTTTGATGTTTCCGTTGAGAATTTCCATCTTGAGCTGCGATATGGCTAGATCACAAATCTCATCTAGGGATTCGGAGTATGCCTCAAGAATAGGTTTTTTGGAGAAGATAAGTTTTCTTAGCTGCGGAGTCCGCATACCAAGCTGCCTTGCGGCTTCAGTAAGATTTCCATTAGTAGCCCTAATGGCTGTGATGACCTCATCATCCGTGGCTAATAGAAATGGCATTGTGAACCTAAGTTTTTAGTGGAGGCTTCTCATTACTTTTAGGAGCTACTTTAGCGGAAGGCTCCTTAATGCCTATGGCGTTTTTGCCTGATGGCAGTTTGCCTATGGGAGTAGGTGTGGATTTCGCTTTCAATTCAGCATCCAACCGCATGGAATCCTCAAAGGAATATGACTTGAAATTCTCAAATTTAGCGATGACCTCGGGATTGAAATGAAGAATCTTCTCAAAGTACTGCTCGGGAGACATCAATCTTTCAATACCAGCTTCGAGATACATACGGAGAGCATCGGTGATGAGCCTAGCAGTCTCCATTTGTGTCTTCTGAGTCGTAAGGGAAACATCATTCCACTCAATCCTATAACTATTGAACTCCGTAGGAGGAGCCAATGTGCCATACTCCACAAGACGATTGATGAAAGGACGGAGGATTTCATCTTGGGCGAATCTGTTTCTCCGCTCCTCTACTCTATCCTTCCATGATGCGTCATCTTGATTAGAGGACAACTCGCCACGTTCACTTCCAGTTAGGATGCGAAGAGGAATGCGAGTCGCAGCCGATATGAAACTCATTTGGACATCAATGTGCGATTGAGGAGATGCCACTTGACTTTGAAGCACCTTCGCTTGTATACCCTGCAACTGCATATAGCGTTGAAGTCCGTGAACATATTTTTGAATTTCAGCTTCAAGGACATCCTTGTCAACGACATCAGCTTCTGAATCAGCCTCGAATGAGAGTCCTTGGAATGCTCCCGACCAAAACATTTCAGCAGAACATCCTAACACCTTCTGACAATCCAAAAGACGATTATACAGTGGAGTCAAACGAGGAACACCATAAACTTCCGACTCATCCTTATTGTCGGCGATGTGAATGATGCGACTCCAATGGATATTAACCATTTTCCCCACACTCCCATTTGGAGGAGGAGTGGAACCATACATATTGGAGGAGAAAGTCACAGTGTACTGCTCGGGAAGCCCATACCGCAGAGAATTCGCATTATTGTCATACATGGCGATATTGGATGAACCTTCCGCAAAGGTGCGGAGATACATTAGTTTCGCTGGCTTTTTGACTGGCTGATCCAATGGAAGTCCATCGTCGAAACCTAAAAACAAACAACCATAGGAACCTATGCCGCAAAGCACATCCACCCGATTCAAGTAGGAAAAGATAGGTAGTTGTTTAATCAGTTTCTGCCAAGATTTTTCAAATGGAGTGTTATATTCCACGTCTTCAGTCTCTCGAATGATCGGAGGACGCACCCATGTGGCGTTTGGATATGCGGAGATAATGGTCTTAGCAATGTCTCCCCTATCGAACATGTCCCTGTAGTCTTGGAACACGATATCCTGCGGATAGCCACATGATTGATACATATTCCTAGCACCACTATGTGAATATCCTCTCGCCTCGCGATAGCGATTGAAGTACTCGGAAAGGACGTTCAAAGTTCTAGGATTCAAAGCAAACTCCTTACTTTTTTGCCAAATTGTGCTATAATATAGAGAATATAAAATAGAACAGGATAAAAAACATGACAAAAACACTTTTCGACTTTCAGAAAAAAGGCATACAGCATATAGATGCTCTTAACGGAAGATGTCTTTTAGCCGACGAGCCAGGACTTGGCAAAGAACTTTTCATAGACACCAAAGTTCTGACAAGAGATGGTTGGGAAAGGATAGGCACTATCAAGACAGGGGATGTCATCTATGGAAAAGATGGTCGTCTGCACTCCGTGATGGGAGTGTATCCTCAAGGGGTGAAACCTCTATACAATGTAGTATTTAGCGATGGAGTAAAAATATTAGCTGGATTGGAACATCAATGGTGTGTTAGAACTGAAGCGGACAAATATAGAAATCGTCCTTGGAGAGTGAAAACCACAGATGAACTTTTGAATGATATTCGATTTCCCAATGGAAATGTGAAGTGGGAAATTCCACTTGTGGAGCCGATACAGCATTTAGAGAAAGAATTTATTATCGATCCATATATTCTCGGCGTGCTTATTGGAGATGGTTCATTACAAAACAGTGTTAAATATGTTCCGGGGGATGATGAGACACCTTCCTTGGTGGCTAGTAGACTTCCAAATGAAGTAACACAGAACAAAGGAGCGGACTATGGAACATCAACAGCATATTACATTTCAAGAAAAGAAAAGTTTCCACGCAGAAATCCTTTCCTTGATGAAATTCGCAGTATGGGATTGAATATACATGGGGACAACAAATTTATACCGAAAGAGTATATGTGTGGTTCCATCGATCAAAGAAAAGATTTACTGGCCGGACTGCTTGACACGGATGGTTGTGCTGGAAAAGGAGGAAGGACACGCTTCTTTACCGTCTCAAAACAACTAGCTGATGATGTTGTGGAGTTAATTCAGTCACTTGGAGGAATGTCGAGATACAGCGTGGTGAAAGGCAAAGAACGCAATAGGAATGGAAAAATATGTCTTGAAAAGGATGTCTATCACATAACGGTTAGAACCACATTCAATCCTTTTAAAAGAGAATTCAACAAAGTTCGCTGGACACAAAGCCAAAAGATGAGAAGAGCAATCACATCCATAACTTATTCCCATGATGCGGAGGCTGTTTGCATCTCCGTAGATGCGAAAGACAGTCTTTATGTGATAGAAGGACATGTCATCACACACAACACATCACAATCTATATACTGGGTTGGATGGAGGCAGAAGTTTCCTTGCCTCATAGTATGCCCATCCAGTTTGAAAATCAATTGGCATAGGGAAATTGATATGTGGCTTCCGGGATGCACAGTGCAAATCCTAAACGGAAGGACACCCACTAAAATAAATCCCAAAGCTCATTTCGTCATAGCGAACTATGATATCATTGGAGGGTGGGAAAAAACTTTATTGGAAGTAGGTTTCGCCTCCATGCTGGTGGATGAGCATCACATGATAAAGACACCGACATCAAAAAGAACAACTTCCGTTATGATGATTGGAAAGACTATTCCGCATTATATCGCCATCACAGGCACTCCCATTCTATCTCGACCATCGGAGATTTGGACGGCACTGAACATTTTGAATGAAAAAGAATGGCCTAATTGGTATTCATTCGCATTTAGATACTGTAAAGCGCACAAGACGACCTATGGTTTGGACGTGAGAGGACATTCCAACATAACTGAATTAAGCGGAAAACTCTCAAAAGTGATGATCAGAAGATTGAAGAAGGATGTTCTTCCCGATCTTCCAAAGAAAATCAGGGGAATGCTCACTTTGGACATAGACAATCAAAGCGAGTATGATGTGGCCATGCTTGGATTCAGCGATTGGCTGAAAGGAGGAAAAGCCAAGAACAGAATGGAGGGCATAGCCAAATTGGAGTATGCTAGACAGGCGGCGGTAAAAGGGAAGATGAAACAGATAACGGAATGGATCGAAAACTTTCTTGAAAGCGGACAGAAATTGGTTTTGTTTGGAGTGCATAGGGAGCCGCTGATAAATCTACATAAGAAATTTCATAATTCAGTGTTGATAAATGGAGACACTTCCGCAGTGGAGAAGCAAAGGGCCGTAGACCGCTTGCAGAACGACAGCAAGACGAATCTGCTTCTAGGCAATATCCAAGCCGCAGGAGTGGGTTTAACGCTCACAGCGGCCTCCAATGTGGCTTTTATAGAGCTTCCATGGGTTCCCGCTTTGGTGATTCAAGCGGAGGACAGATGCAACAGAATCGGAAGTGTCTACTGCACGAACATCTATTATCTACTAGCTAAAAACACAATAGAGGAGCAGTTGTTCGACATTATAAATATGAAGCAGAAATTGGTGGACAGGATAATCGATGGAGTGGACACCATGGAGGAGACAAGCGTGTTCGATGAGATGGTGTCTTTATACTCTAAATAATGCTTGGGGGGGGTTTATTATGAGTGGCGGGGCATTCGACTATATGAATCTTCGTTTGAGGGACATCGTGCTGACCATAGATGACGTGGTGGAGAAAAGCAAATCCGGCGTGAAGGATGAATATGGCTTCTGTCCTAGATACAGCAAAGAAACCTTGAAGGAGCTTTCAAGGATTTCCCAAGAGTGCAAACTGCTGTACCACACCCTGCACATAGCCGACTATCTATTGTCGGATGACACAAGCGAGGACACATTCATAGACGAGATTAAAAAACACAGAAAAAACAAAAAGGTGCTGAGTGTCATCTAAATTAGAATCTTTCCTATTTAGGAACAATGTCGATCATAAGATCAACCACGGATGGATACAGTTCCCATGTCCATTCTGCGATGACACACATCGACACGCCGCATTCTCGCCTACTGGGGCATGCACATGTTTCAAATGCGGGAAACTGAAACCAGTGAAAACATTAATGGCTTTAGCCAAGTGCTCCTTTGAAGATGCTGTTTCCGCATTGAATCTTCATCATAAGGATTTCGATTCGGAAGTGGAGAGAAAAGCCGTGGAGTTCACATGGCCATCTAGGACTATCGATATAGAGGAGTCCCACTATGAATATCTAAAAGGACGGAGAATAAAGAATTCCGTGATAAAGGAATTCGGTCTAAGGGCGACGAACCACCTATCGCTTATTCCGCACTCGATTGTCATACCTGTTAGAAAAGACGGAAGGAATGTCTCTTGGACTACACGCTCCATACTACCTTCCGCTGAAATACGCTATCTCACGTGTCCGAAGGAAAAGGAGGTGGAATCGATTAAAGACTGTCTTCTAGGGTGGGAATTCACTGGAAGCAAGGTAATACTGGTGGAAGGGCCTTTCGACGCTCTACGTATCGGGAAAGGGGCTGTGGCGGCATTTGGCAAGGTGTTGAGCAAAGAGCAGATCAAAATGCTGCAAACGAAATCCATGGTGTTCGTCTGCATGGACAAAGGGGAACACACAACAATGTCGAAAATGTCTATGCAACTGTATCCTTGCAGGGTGAACAACATATATTTAGATGCGAAGGATGCTGGGGAAGCGGATGAGGAGGAGATTCAGGAACTAAGAAATCTAATCAAATAGGAATGAAAATGGAACCTAAAACAACAAAAATTGTTGTAAAGAGAAAGAATAAAGACGGGATTGATATAAAGTATGAGTATGAATATATGTATTCCTTTGTAAAAGGAGTTGATGGAAGAACAAAAGTGCATGAATCAGACCTACCAGCACGACCATACAATAGCAGACGGAGCATGAAATATATAAAAAGCAAAGGAAAAAGAAGACTCCGATATCCTATCAATGATGTGCCTTTGAAGGATGAATGAAAAAAAGCCTGATAGACTGTGACATCTATCAGGCTTTTTATTTGTCTTTGTGGGAATCCTACTCCATAGCGTCATACACTTCGTAAAGCACTTCAAGCGCATGTTCCTCCGCTACCGAAGGAACATATTCGACCTGATTCTCCTCGCAAATCTCTTTGGAAATTTCAACGGACTCCAAATAGAGTAGTTCCAGCGCGCAGGTCAACTTATCCACTATGGACATGTGATGCCCACTTAGTTTTGCAACTACATCCTCTTTATTGATATGTCTATGTTTTATCATATTCAAAGACCCTTTTTCAACATCACTTAAAAGATTTTTTGCATGTTTTAATGATGTTTGGAAGATCATTTAAGAACAGTGCGAACGCCTCTAACTGATCATATGTCACCACCATATCATACACAGCATCATCGACGCTCCACTCTGGAATCCTTCGTAGCTGCATAAAACACTTATAATGCGCCTTCATATCCTTTTTCAATGTGAAATCGAACATTCGAAAATACTTCTGTCTTTTTGTAATGGTTTTTCCACAGATGTCGCATTTGTGTGTCTTCTTTTTGGCGCAGTACATGTTCAAACGTGTTTTGTTGCTCATGAGGATTCCTTCTATTGTGTTTTGACTTACTTACCCTTGTGCTCAAACTGTCTTTTCCGTTCCCTGTATTGATTTTTTGGTGTTTCTAAATTCTGATTCCGTTCGAAAATATGTTGTAGACGTTTGCAGGTCTCCGTTCTAGGATTGTCAACACCCAACTCAGTCACGGAGATGACTTGAACATCTATTGTGGGGCCATAGGACATCTCTTTGCAGTCCAATCTGTATGTCACACTCAGTCTCATTCCTTTTTGAATGAACATGAACTCATTGCAGCGGTAGAATGGTACCCGCGTTATGGATTCTCTGTCATTGTCGTCCTCCACAATGAAAAGACTATATGGACGGCCCTTTGAAGTCTTCTTCTCCAAAATATCCACGACCACGCCTTCGAAAGTGTAATAATTCATTTGTCCTCGATTTTTTTGATGAGGGAAACCATGGAATTGGAAGCATTACGAAACTCTTTGGAGGCATGTTCCACATTTCGTCGTAAAAGACAGGAGACCTTCTTCAAGACTTTCAACATTGATGGAGCATGCGCTATCAGACGGGCATTGGCTCTCGTCTCCTCGGGATTCTCCTGAGAGCAATACACCTCGCATATTTCAGAATTTTTAGTAAGGACGGAAGTCATACTAGGACAGACATGCACCATCCATTTTCCTTTTGTGTGTCTCATTGTTCGCTCTCCGTTGATTTCTCCGAGATGAATTCCGGACATGGGAAACGATGCCCATTGGGAATCACAGTATTGAAATAATACACATATGTGACAGCTCTGACGATAATTTTAGTGACCTCATCGACTGCCTTAGGAGAAGGTTTCCTCGCACCCTCCCATGTGAACATCGTGAATGATTCGTCTGTGCCCTCCTTAATAAATTCCAACGCCCATTCAGTCTCCTGCTTACAAAATGTGTTTCTTCTCTTGTGTAGATGACTGGTGTATCTAACGGAGTTTTTACTGGACATGTGATTTTCTTCCTTTTTTATGTAGTCTCATAAGAGAAATGATCTCCATTCGAGACCAATTAAGCAGTTTTATTGTTTTTCTTGTGTGAAGCAGCATCTCCTCTCTAGCGATTCGTGTGGCTATGTCATAAGCATATAAAAGCTCCTCCTTGGAAGCTGGCTCATCGCACAGCAATCTGACTATGACATTTTTGGCCTCTCGAAAAAGAATATGAAGACGTACCGTATGCAGTTCCAAACTTTCATCACGGAGCATATTGGCTAGATGATAACCATTGGGAACTCCTTTCCGACACTTGTAGCAATCAATTTCCTCGCATACGCAGCAACTCTTCTTTTTCATGGAGGGAATTAACCTTTCTAGCTTGACGGAGAATGTTGATGGTATGCTCCTCTTGATAGAGGAAATCATAATCCTCCAATTCTAAAATCATATCCACAAGTTTCGTCGTATGATATTTAATGAGTTTCTTAATGTTCTTCTTGCTCAATCTATCATTCATGACGGAGATTTGGTATCCATTGGAGATGACTTCCAATGACACCACGGTGGAACCATTCTCTACGGTGAAGTAATCCATCAAAGAACACTCCTATTGACTGTGTATGGATAAACGCCGATGTTCGGTGTTGGGTAGTTGTCATTCCAACAGGATTTAACTACACCCTCCACCTCTAAAATCATCCACTTTTTTATCCAATCATATTGAGGGCTCTTATAAATGGATACTGATGGTAGTCGGGAGTCATTCAAATCTCCTATGGTAAAAAATTCCATATGCACTGAATGAGAATTTCTTACTGTATGTTGTTTTCTTATTTCATAAACTGTGTCTTTCAATCTAACAACGTTTGATGCTTTATTTTGGATTCTATTCTCCAAAGGAATGCTTATTAGAGGATTTATATCCAACACGGGAAGAAATGTGTATGAGCTTGTATTACATCTTGTGAATAATGTTCTGACTTCAAATGTGATTTGAACTGGAGTTGGAGTATTGGAAACGGAAATTTTATCCTCCACTTGAAAACATAGATCCTCCTCTCCATCCTCAATAAGACTTTTGACTCGAATGTGGTGATATGTCTTCCCAGCTTTGGATTTTACAGGGAAGCAATCCAGTATCACACCCTCACAAACACAGTTCTGCATGTCTCGCTCCTTTAGTTTTTCTTATTTGTCCTCTTTGACTTGATTATAGTATAAAACACACTCCTTGTCAATAGCGGAAGAGTACTTTTATTCAATATTTTTAATTAGAGAAAATATAAGAAAGAAAAGAAAGAATAAAAAACGGCCCATAGTAAAAATATTTTTCTTAAACGGCACAATGAAAAATGAATTTTGAAACGGAAAATATTTCTTCTTAATGATTTTTTCTTTTAAATGAAAAATGAATTTTGAAACGGAAAGTATTTCTTCTTAATGATTTTTTCTTTTAAATGAAAAATGAATTTTGAAACGGAAAGTATTTCTTCTTAATGATTTTTTCTTTTAAATGAAAAATGAATTTTGAAACGGAAAATATTTCTTCTTCTATAAATAAAACTTTATTTATAACGGAAAAGTGTTTATTTATTTTTCTACAAATGTAATTTTATTTCTTGAAACGGGAATTATATTTGATGTGAATTGTCTTTTTTTCCTATCCGGAGAAATATATTTTCTAACGGAATTATAGGTACTTTGAAAATCGATGACAGTGTGATATACGTTAGTATATCATAACGTGGAAGGGAATAATGACTCGTAAGAGTCATTGTGACATTTCTCTCTCTTTTATTTAGTATAATAGTTCTCTGTTTGGCTATTGGTAGGTAGTAATTCTTAATTCTTAATACAATACGCAAGTATCATGCCAAAACACAGGTTTTAGAAAAAAATATCAAAAATAATTTACAGCCTTTTCCACACCTTCTTTCCTCCATGATATCCAACACCTATTCCAACTCAATATTCCCCCTTATATATAAGGTATAGGAAAAGCACACGCCCCGACGATATCGACAAACTCTCCACAGTACCAAAAACAATCGATTTAAGGTATCTCCCGCTTCAAAACATGGTGTCACCCGTATCTGTAGTAGGTTTAGCTTCTTTAAGCCTGTAAAGCCCTTCAAAACACCCTTAAAAAGGAACAGCCTCAAAAACAACTATTTTAGATAATTTTCCCGTTCCTCTATTGACAGCTTAAGGTTCCTGTGATATAATAACGACGTAAAGAAAAAACGAGTAAAACAAAAAGAAAGGAGGTTCTGAAAAAGAAGAGTTGTTTTTGTTAATGAGTCATCATTAAAAGTTATTAAATCCCGAAATCCGATATGAGGTGATGCTGTTATGGATAGTTCATTAAGCGTAGAGAGTATTATGGAGATCATCAAATCCCGCAATTTCATTTCCACTGGAATGGCGGCGAAAGCATTGGGATGCACCACTCCGACGGTGAGACATTTAGTTGATGCAGGAAAGATCATCGCGACTAGATCATCCCGCTCCATAAAGATTCATTCACGATCATTGGTCAACTACATAAACAAAAACACCAACAAAGAGGTATGAAATGCCCCGTTCCGCAGTTTCATATTTAGAATGGCTGCATCTCGATCCCGCCACGAAGGAATGCCAATCCGCCAAATTGACGAAGAAGTTGAAAGAGATCAATGAGGCGATGACTATGAGAAGGAGGACGGACAAGGAGCTTACGAAGTGGATGCGGGACATTAGATGTCTTTTAGACAGCGTGGAGTATGATTCCGCATCCAAAGTTCTTGATTGGTACTCCACGGTTGTCGGAGGAAAGTTCATTCCCGTCATTCTTTGCGGAAAGAGTTTCTTGGACAAGTATGACAAGCTCGTAGCTTCCATGGATAGGCGTTCCGTATGTGGATTCGTGGAGTCCGACACAATTGATTTCGACTCTATGCAGGAGGTCATGGCGGTAAGCAGAAGGGGATGACATGGATTCGATAATAGAAAGCCTTTGCGAGTCTTGTGATAAGTTGGATAGGAAAGTACAAAAATATGAACAGTTGTATCATTCCGCCATAAATGAGTTGAACGACCTCCAAGGACAATTTAATTCCGTTTTTGTAGAAAAAACAGCTCTTTTAGAAGAAAAAGAAAAATTACTGATAGAGCTGCATAATTACAAATGCGAACTGGATTATTTTAGATGGTCTCTAATCAGGAAAAAACCTAAAAGAAAGGTGTGAGTATGGACACCACATTAGACGTGAAATTTACGAGTGTTTTTATTCTTGGCGAGGGTTGTGACAACTTAAACTTGCTACAGGAATTAAATGAGACCAAGGAGAAACTATTCCGTGCGAAAGCGGACTTGAAGCAGGAGCAAAGCAACTACAACAGCATAAAATCCCGCTTGGCGGCCAAATATGATGAGTTGGAGACTATTAAAATTGAGCTGGCGGATGCAAATGCACTGATAGCTGAGTTGTCCAAACAAATGAAACAATACAAAAAATCGAAAGTGTTTGATGAGACTGTGTGTAGAGGGTGTGGCGGAAAAAAGCTCCTTGATCAATTTTTGTGCATGCCTTGTTGGATAAAGTGGAATCAAAATAAATATGGTGAGTATTGATAGCCATGATGTTGATACGTGCATTGAGCAACATGCGGAAATAGGGGTGATAAATGAATGTAAGACAAATGTGTGTGTGGCTGTCAAAGTTTGAAGATCAAGACGCGACAGTGTTGGTAGTCGAGCACAGCTGGGGCTATTATGATCAAGGAGGAACTGCCACAATCGTTACGTTTGACCCTGAAAAACATGCAGACTATACCGATTTTCGGGAAAACCAATTTGTATCTAACGAACACAAAAACGGGAGAACTCTATTGCTGGGGGCGATTGACAAATGATCACTGAAATCCGTGGCAGATTTGAGTCAACGGGCGGGAATTGGATGGTTCAATTTGATGATTGCAAAATTGCAATCCAAACATCGTCAAAGCCAATTGACATTGCAGATGCCGAAGAGCTTGCAAACGTCATAATTTCAATCGCAAAACAACAGAAGGAAGCAACGAAATGAGCCACCATACACCGGGTTCATGGAAAATATCGCCACTTTTCTATGGATATCTAATATGTAACAATAATCTAGGTCGAATCATAGCGGAGCTACAGCCGGACAGTGTTTCAAAAATTGAATGCGAAGCAAATGCAAAACTTATAGCAGCGGCTCCGGAAATGCTTGAACTCTTGCAAGAGCTGCTCGAATGGTGGGATTACGACCAGTCTTGGAGGCCGGCGGATGAGATGAACTCAGTAAGGGAAATCCTCAAAAAAGTGAGTGAAGAATGATCACCGAAAACATCAAAATCGTGCAAGAGTATGAAATAGAATATTCCAACGATGAAGGGCGTAAATCTGCTATTGATAAGGCAAAAAAAGGAGCTATCGACAGCACCGTTTGCCTTACAAGCGGATCAATAGCGAGGATTAGAAAAATTGGCGGACCAATGGAGATGAAGAATGAAAGCGTTAATTGAAGTGACGAAAGTAATTGTTAACGAATCAACAATGTATCCTATTTGCCCTCAATGTGGACATCAAATAGAGCCGTGCGACATCCCAGACGATGACGAGTGGGTTGTCGAATGCGGCAACTGCGACTCAAGATACATAGCTAAAAAAGACACATCATACTCCACCGAACTGATTGAGGAGGTTCCGCAATGACTGAAGGAATTGATTTCAAGTTTTTGATGGAAAAAGGTTATGACGACCTAAAACCAACAAAAAAACATCGCTCCGATACAGGTTGGGACATCCGGGCAAAAACGGATGGATTTATCCACGGCGGATCGTTTGCAACAATAAAAACAGGTGTTTCCGTTGATTTGCCCAGTGGCTATGGAATGCAAGTCCGTGGGCGTAGCGGACTAGCTGCGAAAGGCGTATATGTTGCCATGGGCACGATTGACAATGGATACAAAGGAGAAATTGGTGTGAATGTTTTCACGCTTAATCCACGGGGGTTTTCTTGGGATCGAGGAGATCGCATAGCGCAGCTCGTCCTCGAAAAAGTGCTTGATTATGAGGATGACGATGAATCAGAACGTGGTGAAAACGGATTCGGAAGCTCGGGAATCAAATAGGTGTGGATATGAATTGTTGCCTGTGCGGAAAATGTGATTGCGATGATGATTGTATTCCGGAATTGATGGAAGAGGATGAAAACAAAGTGCTCGACAAGATCGACGAAGAGCAAGACGCTGTCGAATTTGAACTCAAACAAGTGTGGGGAATATGAGCTACATCGAAAACCTTTCAACGGAACAACTAGCGGCCTATCTGCATTCATTGGCCGACCTTGAAAACAGCCTTCCGATTGGAGCCAATCAGATGATCAAAGAAGCCGCTAAACGACTCGAAAAACAAGCACAAATGGAGGACGACGGGAAATGATTATTACGCCGATGCGTGAGATAACAAACGAGGAGCTGATAAAAAAACTGTGGACGCTGTCACACGAGGTTATGTATCCGAGCCAAGCACAGCTAGTACTTGAGGCAATTAGACGTCTTGACAACAAACAGAAGGACGATGAAAAATGAAAAACAATTACATGGCATTTGCTGAAAGCCTCAGAAAAGAAGCAGAGGGAATTACAAATAATGCGTTGTCGGAACTGCTTGATATTGCAGCAAATAAAATCGAGGCGTTGGCTGAAAACAATCGAGAGCTTAGGCACCTAATCGACGAACAAAACTTGAAAAAACATTATGAGGTGAAACATACATGAGCGACAAAATGTGGATGACAGTTCAAAAGATGGAAGAAGCGTTTTCAAGGTCTGCTTTTTATGGCCTTGGGTTGCCATACGGGAAGACATCAGAAACATCGTTCGATGAGTTTGATGCTAAAACAATGGAGAATGCAGCATCGATCTGCGCGCACAAAGGCAATGGTCATGAGTCTTTTACTGAAATTATGGGCATTACGTGGAACATCAACGCGCCACGGTATTTCTGGCAAGAGTTCGACCGCTACAGAGTAGGAGTATCCAAAATTTCGGAATCTACGATGCACACTATCATGCGCAGGCCATTAACGCAGGATAATTTTAACCGCAATATTCCGGATTCAATGTTGATAATTTTGAACGGCGAAATTCAATCAGGATGCGACATCGTCCAAGTAAAAAACATGCTTCCAGAAGGGTTTCTACAGCGTAGAGTTGTTTTTATGAACTATAGGGCAATGGCGCACATAATGCGCCAGCGAATGGATCACAGGCTTGATGAGTGGAAACTATTCATCGCCTCGATATTGACACATTCGAACCATCGGAATCTGTTAATGCTAATGGTAAACCAGAAAGAGGCTAGCAATGATTGATTAGGTTGTTCAGTTATTTAGTTGTATCTAAGATATGTGACTAACCCACCCCACCCCAATAGAGGATTTGTTCTAATGAACACCAAAAAAGCGTTGAATAAGTTGTATAATAATGTTTGTATGAAATGCATCCATGAGAGTGTGGACACTCCGTGTCCTCTCTATACATTGGTTTTTGAGAATGATAATGCCGGAATTTCTTCCACAGGACTGGATGATTTGTTCGCAATTTCGGATTGTTGGTGTGAAAGTACAGAAATTTGTGATATGTTCATTAAAAAGGATATTGACTTATGATAAACATCGAATACAAAGAAGATGGACACAGTGAAAACTATGAGACAAAAAAAACAGGGATATATAAAACCGTCCTTATATGTGATTGTTGCAAACACTCCCAAGAAGGGAGACAGAATATGTGGTGGCATTTAGATCGATATTTTGGTATAACAGGGCTTTTTTGTAGCATATGCTATGCTAAAGTATCCCATAATAGCTTTGGAGAACCTAAACACCCAAAAATATATGAAGACATACTTCAAAGATTCGAATATGATGATGACACTTCGAAATAAGGGTTTCTATGAAAAAACATGTTAAATGGGTTTCTGAAGATGGTCGTGTGGAACTTTATTGTGGGGACGCATTCGATATTCTACATGGAATGCGATCAAATTGCATTGATGCCATTGTCACTGATCCTCCATATATGCTGGAAGGACATATGCTACGACCAAAGGATAAGCAGCTTGCCTGCGACAGTCTAAAAGGAGCTTGGAATGAGAATGATCCTAGGGACACATATATTCACTTCAAGAGAATCTGCAAGGAATCATGCAATCTAGCGGTGTTCCATGACAGGAAATCGGAACCTCCCATTCCTCATTTTGAGGGATGGAACAATCACTATCTAGTGAAAAGTCAATTCTCTCCAAGATTCCGTGCTGGATTCTGTTCCGCAGTGGAAGTTTGCACAATCTATAAAAGGCCTAAGGTGAAATTGAAATGGTATGGAGCATCCAATGTTAAAATTCCAAACTATACTGTCTGCGGCGTGGACAAAGCCACTAAGCATCCAGCGGAGAAGCCCATTACCCTCATCAACAAACTAATCACATGTCTGACTGCCAAGGATGATGTGGTGCTAGACCCATTTATGGGGAGTGGAACCACAGGGGTCTCATGCGTGAGTCATGGAAGGAAGTTCATAGGAGTGGAGCTTGATCCAAAGTTTTTCGAGATGGCGAAGGAGAGGATCATCAGTTCAGGAGCCATAGGGGAGGGCAATTCTTGTGGACAACCCATTATCTTCGGAGTGTGAAGAGATTCCCACATGTCCAATATGCGGAGTGAATCCCTGCATCTGGGACAAAATTTTGGATGATTGGGCTTATTGTCTGAAATGTCAAACATCCGTCACCGCCAATAGACATGGTTTGATAGATGATAGTGTGCTTTCATCCGTAGGAATTCCAAGCAGATATTTCTCCGCCGATCTATCCGATTTCAGTTTGGAGGATATGGGAGGAATAAAAATAGACAAGGGCGTTTTAGTGACCGGGAAAGTGGGTGCTGGGAAGACTCATCTGCTATGTGCCCTGTGCAAGCATATGCTATCGATAGGAAAAGGGGTTCTTTTCATCCCCTGCACAGCTTTGATGTCCACTTTGAAGGAAAGTGGATTCAAAGGAGGAGAGGAGTATGTGGACAGGATAATCAAAGTGGAGTGTCTTTTCCTTGATGACTTCGGAACACAGGGTAATTCAGAGTGGGTGTATGGAATCTTCTATAGGATCATAAATGAGAGATATAATAGAAATTCATACACAGGATTCTCAATCAACGGCAATTTGAAGGATGTGTGCGATGACAGGATACGTAGACGCATAACAGAGATGACAAGGAGATTCACTCTATGAGTAGAAAGAAGAAGTGCCTATATTCCGTTTCAGTTATTTATCTTTTGGCTGAACACAGTTACATGAGATATCACTATATAGGATATTTTCAGTGTTCCAATGTGGATGAATTATTGAAGTTGACGGAAGCTGATATCTCACGCAGCCACGGAAAGCATATTGTGGAAAGCGCATTAACACTAAAGGTTGATATATGAAAGTTAGTTCCGACAAGGATCAGGTGCTGACTGGAATTCTATCCGCCTGCGTATGGTCGAAGGAATTCCTAGCTAAATTCACACGAGCGCATAAGAAATCGGAGTACTTCACCATAGGAGCCACTGGCACAGTCATTCAATGGTGCCTCGCATACTACAAGGATTATAAAGAAGCTCCAAAATATCATTTGCAGGATATCTATGAGAAGGAACTTCGAAAAGGCGCTATAGACAAGGGTGAGATGGAGATGGTGGAGACTGTCATAGCGGTGGCTATGATAGATCAAGAGGACAGGAACACCAAATTCCTTTTGGATGAAGTTTCCAAGTTGACTTCCATCTATGATATGAACGCGTTGAAGGACGAGTTGGAATATGCCATAGAGCGGGAGGATTTCAAGAAGGTGGAGGCTCTATTAGAGCAGAAGCGCAAAATAAACGAAGTGCAGACCTCTAAGAGCGTTGATCCGTTCAAGGACGACTACGCTATAGAGTGCGTCTTCTCGCAGTCCCAAGAGCCTCTATTCCACGTTAAAGGGGCTTTGGGAAATCTAATCAACAATCACTTGAAACGGGATTCCCTTATAGCTATTCTCGCCCCTGAAAAGAGGGGTAAAAGCCAATTGATGATGGAATTGGCTATGAGAGCCACAATGTCCCGCTGCAATGTCGCCATGTTTCAGGTGGGTGATTTGTCCGACTATCAATTCTTCCGTAGGATGTGGAGTTGGATGATAGGCAAGACGGCGGATGAGTGGAGGGTGGGAAAAGAAATTCAAATTCCTGAAATGGACTGTCTCCTCAATCAGAACAATACCTGCATACGTGCTGGAAGAGTCTCATGCGGACAATCTATTTTAGATGCCACAGGAAAACAAATTTCGGAACTTCCGGAAGGTTATGTCGCGTGCAAACGTTGCCACATGCGTGATTTGAGTTTCAAAGGAGCCGTCACCATGATTCCATCTGTTTTGGACAGTATGATCACGGAGGAGGACTGCATCCGATGGAGGAAAGTATTTCAATATAGAACGAAAGGCAGACGTTTCAAGGTGTCCACTCATTCAAACTCCACTGTGAATGTGGCTGATTTGAATAACATACTTCTCAAATGGAAGTATGAGGAGCAGTATGAACCGGATGTGATCGTCATTGATTATGCGGATATTTTAGCTCCTGAGGATTCCAAGAAGGATCAAAGAACCATACAAGATGAACGATGGAGGGCACTGAGAAGACTTTCACAGGATTTCAATTGTCTTGTGATTACCGCCACTCAAGCGGGTAGAAGCACATACACTTCAGATGTCGTGTCGGCATCTGATGTGAGTGAGGATAAAAGAAAGAATGCCCACTTGACTGGAATGCTAGGACTACATCAAGTCCCAGAGGAGAAATCCCATGGGGTGATCAGAGTTGGGTGGCTTATGCTCCGTGAAGGAGACTTTAACGAAAGCGAGCAAGCTGTGGTGTTACAGGATTTATCAAGAGGACAGGTGCATTTGGACTCATATCTAATTAACTACGAGGGAAAACCTCTATTTCGTTACTCTAAGACTATAACGGAGGATTCAGAGTGATTTTTGTCTATTTATTCCTGTTTTAGCTATTGACAGATAGCTGTTTCAGTGTTATAATTGTGTAGTTGAGAATAAAAAGGTTATTTAAGAAAGAAAAAACATGTGAAAGGAGTTAAGGTTTTTTCTTCCACGGTAGGAACAAACAATAAAATCATTGGGGTATGATCGTATGCAAATCGAAAAGAAGACACTACTAGACAATCTCACTAAAATCACCTCAGCTATCAAGGGGGCTCTGCTTTTGAGTCCCACCCATATTTATTCCGTGAATGGAGTGGAGGGCGTCGCATCCTTTCGGTTGGATATCGGTGTCGAAGGTGTAATCAAAATCGATGGTTCGAAACTTCTTTCCATCCTAAAGAAAATGCCGGATGACACTATTGATGTCTCCTACAATAAAGAAAAAGGAGAGGTTCTTGTCAAGAAAGGGAAATCCCGTTATGGATTTAAGATCATTGAAGGCACATACACCATTCCAAATAGTGAAAACAACACCAAACTGAAGGAATTCGACAAGGACTCCTTCGCTTTGGCAGTTGGAATGACTTCTTCAATCATGGTGAAGAAATTCACTTCGGCATTCACACCATTCGTTCACTACAATGGTAAATGCAAACGTCTTGAAGCTACTGATAGGCGGAAACTGCTTCTGTACAATGTGGATTTAGGAGATGAGAACTTTCTTGTTTCCGATGTGGTGTTCAATTCTTCATTGAAGACCAAGCCCGACACCATTGGCGTAAGTTCCAAATGGGTCACTTTATCCGATGGAGTAGTGACCACCATGATTATGAACTGCGCCTCTTCGAACACATATCCGGACTTCACTCCATTCATTGAGAAAATGGAACTTGAAAGCAAGTCCAAAGTGGTGTTTCCTCCCAACTTGGAGGAGATGCTTTCACGAGTCGGCGCATTTGGTTTGGATTTGAATTCCTACTTCGAATTCAAAATTGAAGATGGAGTGATGTCCTTGTCCGGAAACAGTGAATCAGCTTGGTTCGAGGATAAGGAGGATGTCGGAAACAGTGAGGATGTATGCTTCAAGGTGAATAGCGTCATTCTATCCAATGCTCTTTATCTTGGTGGTACAGCCGAGAAGTTCGAGAATAAAATCACGATCAAGGGCACTGATTGGATTTACATGACATCGCTTGCTGAAACTGAAACAAAGAATGAGAGGACGGAGATTAAAGTTCCTCCTCCGGATGTGGAAACTCCAGTGATAGAGGTGGTGGATGAGACAACGGATGTTCCGTTTGATGCGGATGAGACAAGTGTTCCAGAGGTGGAAGAGTCAGATGAGTGGAATTGAAAAGTAAAATTTAATGACAGGCTCCTTCGGGAGCCTTCCTTTTATAAAAGGTGGAGCAATGCTTTTCGAAGAAGCTGATGGAAATGTGAACACTCCTATGTGCTCTAAGTGCAAAGGATATTCGAATTCCAATTATTCTTATATGGAAATGATAGGAAGGGGAGACAAGATTCTTTTTGTCACGGATGATTTCAATAAGAATCCTAAAGAGTCGTGGCTGGCTCCTAGAATGGAAAGGTTCATTAAAGACATCTGCGAGGATTTGAAACTTAACTACAACACTGACTGCGGAGTGGTTCCAGCCTATAAATGCGACGGAAACGACAAAGGAGCCTCGTTTTGCCACTTTCCCGTGTGTAATATCATCCAATCCGCAAATGCCCGTAGCGTCGTTCTATTAGGCAAAAACGCCCTAGTCTCCGTTGTTGGAAGCAAGTGGAAACGGGACATAGGGGAACTTGACAAGTGGATTGGTTTCACAATACCTATTTATGATCGATGGATCATTCCGACATATAATCCATTTCAAGAGTATGGCAATGAATTTGTAATAGACAATCATGTTCCCACTAAAATTCTATTTGAGAACATCACTAAAGCGAATGATTATAGAAACCACCCCATAACAAGTGTGCAAAAAACTGCCAAAATCAAAATCTTGTCGGAAAATGAATCCGTCATTCTTTTGGAGTCCATGAAGGAGGATTGTCCCCTTTCAGCTTTCGACTATGAGACTACTGGGCTACGTCCATATAATAAAGGACACTCCATAGAGACTGTCAGCGTGGCATTCAAAAGAAAAGATGTTCTAACATCATATGCGTTCACTGTGTCCGATAAGAATTCCCAAGCAATTAAAGATTACTTGCAGAATGGAAATCTCAAGAAGATAGCCTCCAATATGAAGTTTGAGGACACATGGAGCAAAGTCATCTTCGGAGTAGGTGTGAAAGGGTGGGTTTTCGACACCATGCTCGCCCAACACATCATTGATTGCAGAGAGGGGATATGCTCTTTGAAGTTTCAAGCGTTCGTGAGATATGGTTTTGAGGACTATGAGGCGAAAGTGAAGCCTTTTCTCATAGCGAAAGATGCTTCCTCGTTAAACAATATCAAAAACTGTTCTTATCCGCTGCTGTTGAAATATAATGCCATTGACTCATACTTGGAATATGTGTTGGCGGAGGATATGATGAATGAACTGGGGGTGGTCATATGAATCAGTTGGATGCCTATAATCTATTTCATGAGGGGACTAAGGCTCTAGGAATAGCGGAGCGCAATGGCATGAGGGTCGATGTGAGGCTTCTTGATGCCACGATAGACAAGGAGGGAGGACGATGTTCCGTTATATCAAGTGAGTTGGATGCCATGGTGGAGGGTAGACAATGGAAGGAGAAGTATGGTTCAAATTCCTCCTATCTATCTCCGCAGCAGCTCACAGTCATATTGAAAAATTATGGTTTGACCATTGAAAAAGCGGATAAAGCTGTTTTATCTAAAATAGAATCTCCATTTGTAAGGAAGATTCTCGAACTCCGTAAAATATCCAAGATGATAGCCAGTCTGACAGGATTCAAGCGGGAAGTCACCAATGATGAAAGGATACACCCATCATTTCACCTTCATGGAGTGTCCTCATACCGTTCCAGCAGTTCCAATCCAAACTTTCAAAACATAGCTATTCGTGATCCCGAGACTGCGGAACGCATTCGAAGTTTGTTCATTCCCACAAGTGGATATAGGTTACTTGAGGTCGATTATTGTTTCACAGGAGACACACAAATTGAAACAACTGGTGGAAGGAAGACCCTCAAAGAAATAGTGGAAAAGCAAGATTTGTGTCATGTGTATGGATATGACAAGGATAAAGGAAGGGTGTGTGTATCTCGTATCATAAGAGCAGCTAAGACACAAACAAGCCAGCCTGTGTTTACTGTTACCTTAGACAATGGGGAAACTGCTAAAGCCACGGCTAACCATAGGTTCATGTTGAGAGATGGTTCTTATCGGGAGTTGCGGTCCCTTCGTCCTGGCGATTCCCTCATGCCATTTTATACCACCACACTGTCACAAACCAATATAAAAACTAAGTACAGATGGGTGTATTTGAATAATGGTGAAAAGATGAAAGCCCATAATCTTGTGGCTTTGGATGTTCTTGGATACACTATCAAAGGTTCTTATAAAATTGTGCATCACAGGAATGGGAATGGGTGGGATAATGATCCATCTAACTTAGTGGTGATGGACAGAAAAGAACACATGTCTATACATTCAAAACAAGGTTGGGAAAACACTAAAAATGGAGCAGAACACAAAAGACAGACTTATCAACGTTCGGCAGAGGGCAGAGCTGAACAAAGCATAAGAAGTAAAAGGATACATGATGAAACACCTGAGTGCATTAAAAGGGAGTGGTATAAACACATCTCAGAAAGCCATAAGGGTCTTTATGAAGGTTCTAAAAACCCCATGTATGGAAAAAAACACAAAATTGAGACAGTGGAGAAGATAAGAGCTACTAAAAAAAGACAGAACATAAAGTCTTTTTTAGGAAGAACCCATTCTATGGAGACACGTTTACTTTTAAGTGCAAAAAACAAAGGGAAAAAACTAACGGAGGTAATCAAACGCAAAATATCTGCTTCTGGAAAGGGTAGAATATGCAAGGAGGAGACAAGGAAACTACTACGAGAGAGGGTGTTCACTGAGAGTACAAGGATGAAAATGGGGAAGGGCATTAAAGAAAGGTGGAAAAAAGCCAAGACACACTCATGCCCTATCTGTAAAAAGGAATATAGGTCGCTAAGTGGAATTCCCTCTACCACACATTTACGTCATAAGCATGGTTTGACAACGGAAGAGTTCAAGGACACCTACAACCACAAGGTTGTTTCCGTTGATTTCTATGGTTATGAGGATGTTTACAATATCACAGTGGATAGGATTCATAATTATGCTTTGAAGGCAGGTGTCATTGTTGCTAATTGTGGAATCGAAGTCCGTGCGTCAACATTCTACAATAAAGACCCTGTGCTTATAAATTACATTTTGGACAAGACTACTGATATGCACAAGGATATGGCTTCCGAGTGCTATATGCTGCCAAAGGATAAAGTGACGAAGGAGATTCGTTACTGCGCGAAGAACATGTTCGTGTTTCCGGCTTTCTATGGATCATACTACAAGCAGATCGCCCCTCATTTGTGGAATGCCATTGGAGATATGAAACTAAAACTGTCCGATGGAACTGATTTGGCTTCCCATGTTGCGGCTAGAATAGGTGATCGAAATGATTTCATGGCCCACATACAAAAAGTGGAGAACGCTTTTTGGAATGATAGATTCAAAGTCTACACACAATGGAAAAAGGATTTCTACAGCAAATATTTGGAGAGGGGTTACTTCGACTCATTGACAGGATTCCGCTACAAAGGAGAGTTCAAACGGAATCAAGTGCTGAATTATGCGATTCAAGGAACGGCATTCCACTGTCTTCTATGGAGTTTCATCGAACTCACGAAGGAATTCATCAAGAATAAGTGGAAATCAAAAGTGATAGGACAGATTCACGATAGTATCATAACTGAAATCCATGATAGCGAATTCGAGGCTTATAAGGTGTTGATCAAAGACATCATGACTAGACGTGTGGTTCAGGCGTTTCCATTCATCAATGTTCCATTGGAAGTGGAGATAGAAGCCGCAGGGGTGGACGAATCTTGGCACAAAAAGAAAGCTGTCAAGTGATATTGTCTAAAAAATATCGAAAATAAGCGGTTTGCCCTATTGACAGATAGGGAAAAGTGACTATAATTAGTATACAGCAAGAAAAAAGGAGCTTGACAGGTTCGGTTTCGTGTTCAAAAGCTGTAAAATAAAATCGGAGAAATTATTGTGGAACTCTACAGGTTGTACCGTCCAAACACACTGGACGAAGTAGTCGGAAATGACAATGTTAAAAATCAACTCAAAGGCATGCTTAAAAAAGATTTCGTGCATGCTCTTCTTCTCACCGGGCCTAGTGGATGTGGAAAAACCTCTCTAGCCCGCATTCTCCGCAATGAATTGAAATGCCATGACAGCGAGTTCATGGAGATCGATGCGGTGGACGCTAGCGGAGTGGACAGCATTCGTGAACTTCGTGACGGACTACAATATCCTCCTATGTTCGGCAGCGTGAAGGTTTACCTGCTGGATGAATGTCACAGAATGTCCACCACAGCTCAAGATTGTCTTTTGAAGTGTCTTGAGAATGCTCCCTCATATGCCTATTTCATCCTTGCCACAACCGAAAAGAACAAACTCATTCCTACTTTAAGGAATCGATGCGTGGCCCTTGAGGTGTCTTTGCTCGATAATGATTTGATTGCGAAGAAGATTCTATGGCCCATCGCTAGAAAGGCTGGATTGAATGTCGAGAAGGAAGTACTCTTGGCAATTGGTGGCAACTCCGGGGGGAGTCCTCGCAAAGCTATCTCCGTCCTTGAACGAATCGCAGCATTGCCAAAAGAGCAGCAATTGTCAGAAGCCAATAAAGGAAATGACGATGAGACCCCTCAAGATATCCGAGAGCTTTGTCAGACGTTGCTCAAAGGCGGTTCTTGGGGTGCTGTGTCTAAAATGGTTAAAAATATAAAAGAGGAGCCGGAAGCCGTACGGAGAATGATTCTAGGATATATGTCCGCCGTTCTTTTGAATGGAGTCAATCCAAGAGCGCATCAAATTATGCTCTGTTTCGAAAAGAACTACTATGACACTGGTAAGGCAGGTATGACAATCAGTTTCTATGAGGCTGTCGGGAGTTCCAATGAGTAATGAGAAGACAAGGTTCGTCAGATTCAACACACAGTTCGACACGACGATTAAATTGTGGGGTAATAAGGAAAACATCTTGAAGACTCTAAGAGAAGTTTTTCTTTTCGACAAAGTTTCGGTGGAGACAATCAGTAAAAAGTTTGATGATTATGATGCTGAATTGGAAATTAACATCAAAACAGAGGACGATTTATGAATTCCAGTATAATCTCCTCCACAGGGGAGGAAGAAGATGTCAAAAAGTATTTGGAGATCGATGAGTTCAACTTGGATCGTGAGTGGCAGACATATCCCGCTAAATTCATGGAGGTTTGTCAAAAATCATTGGACTCCCAGCAGGCTTTCAATGATGCCAAGGCTCTTTTGGAGCGGGACACGGCGAAGTATCAGATGGATATCCGTGAGAACACTAAATGCTATACTGCGAATCCTAAGTTGACTGAGACGCTGATCGAGGCTATCATAGCTTTGCAGTCTAGGATTCAAAACTTGAAAAAAGATTTGTTGGAAAAACAGTACATTAAAGATCGTTATGGTTTTCTAGTAAAAGCTATGGAATGCAAAAGGAAGTCCTTAGAGAATATGGTTCACTTGATGGGACTGCAATATTATTCAGAACCAAAACAAAAAGGGAGTGATGTGAAATCTGTTGCTGTGAATCAAGAAATGAGGAAGAGTTTCAAGAGAAGTGTGGAAGAAAGTGTTTTTGTCACAGAAGAAGCCAATCAAAATGAAAGAGGTGAATAATGGGTTCCGACATGATTATCAGCCGTTCACGCATTGCGGATCGTATGGGTCGCTGCGCAAAAGCCAATAAAAGCGGCAATCTGCACTTTTGCCCTCCATCCGGAGTTGAGGTTTGGTGTCCAACAGAGGAGAAGGACTATCGCATTAACATTATTCCATATCTGATCACTAAGAAAAACCATCCGGATGGCATTCTTTCCGGCGAGGAGTTTCAGATCGGTGAGGATTGGTATCGCCGTCCGTATGGAATCCACTCCAAAGTCGGAGGAATCCGTGATGTGATCTGTCCTTTGGTCACGTTCAAAAAGCCGTGTCCTATCTGTGAGGAGGTGTTGAAACTAAGTTGGAATGACGATGCGGAATTGATTCGCACTCTGCGTCCAAAACGTATGATGCTTTACAATCTGTATCATCCAAAGCAAAACACATATTCCATCTTCGATTGGAGCAAGACAAAATTTTCAGATGTGTTGGAAGGGGAGCTTCTGCGCAATAGTGACAAAAGTCTTTCCAATTTCGTTCAATTGGAAGGTGGGATGACACTCACCATTCGCTCAATTCAAAAAGTGTTCGCCGGACAGAAGTTCTTCACTATCGACCGCATTGATTTCTCACCTTCCCCTAGGGACACATATCCGAAATCAGTGCTGGAGAATGCTCCAAAGCTGGATGATGTATTTACGGAGATGCCATATGAGGATATCAAGGAACTGTTCATGACCGGGAAAAAGCAGTTGAAGGACAGAATCGAGGAGACGGAGGAGACACACACACCAGTGCAGACAAGAATCAAGCAAGCCTCCGTTAAGAGTGTTCAAGATGATGATGCTCCACCCGTCCGTCCTACACGTCCTATTAAGAGCGTGCAAGAGGATGACGACGATGATGTTCCGGTAGTGAAGGCCAAGCCCACTGTCAAAAAGCCACAGTTTGAAGACTCCCCTTCTCTTCCGGCTCCTACAGATGAAGAATGGAATGATTGAGAATTGATAAAAAGCGTGAAAGGATAGTCACATACCTTTCACGCTCATTCAACTTAAAAAGGATATTTTCAATGTCTCTTAAAGTATTTCAAGTTCATGTTCACTACCACTACATTTGTCTAGCAGAGGACACTGAACAGGCTAAGGAGTTCTATAAAGAGGCTTCCCGTGATCTAGGAACATCTAATAAGGATTTTATCTTTTCCCCTGTGGAAAGCATTGAAGATGTTTCTAAGACATATTTAATGTCTGGATACATGCCTGAAGACTATATCTATCACAGATTCCGTTCAGAGAATGTCAAACTAAAAGATTCCTTCTCATTTATCGAGAAGAAGAACAAAGAAGGAGATGTCAAATGTTAATTCCCTTTGAGCTTTTTGATGGGTCGATTGTTTGGTTGAAACCCACTAAGAAGACTATGGTGATCATGGTGTGCCTGTGTGATGGTTTATGGGAAACCCATTTGGATAATCAAGGAGATAGTATATATACTCTTTGCAAAGGAGAAAAGAAAACAAATGCTTTCAGAATGGCCCTAAGCGCAGTGGAAAAAATCAATATGTGCTTAGAATGCAAAGGAAATAAAAATGCTTGAACTATCCACTGGATCGACACTATTCAATTTGGCATTGTCCGACAATGCTTTGACAGGACTCAAAACGGGAAAGATGATGAATCTTATCGGGGACTCATGCGCTGGAAAATCTTTTCTGGCTTTGACAATTCTCGCCAAGGCGTGTTACTCTAAGAAGTTTGACAAATACAAAAAATACTATGATGATGTGGAGTCCGCATGTGAGTTCAACATGTTGGATTTGTTCGGTGAGAAAGCTGAAAAGGAAATAATCTCTCCTTATGAGGATTCCCCTTCCAGCGAAACTATTGAGCAGTTCTACTATAATATTGACACTTTGCTGGACAAAGGAGAGCCATTCATCTATGTCCTCGACTCTATGGATGCTCTTACCACCAATAGTGAATCTGAATTGTTTGATGATAATAAAAAGGCTTTTGAGAAGGGAACACAAACGAAAGCCACTTATGGAGATGGCAAAGCGAAGCAGAATTCAGCAAATCTACGAAAGATCGTGGGACGTTTGAAGGAGACGGAATCAATACTGATTATCATTAGTCAGACAAGGGATAATATTGGTAATGCATATGTTCCCAAGACAAGGGCGGGAGGAAAAGCCCTTAAATTCTATGCTAGCTGGGAAGTGTGGGTGTCCGTAGCGGAAAAACTTAAAATGAAAGTCAACGGCAAGGATAGAATCATTGGTATCAATGCTCTATTGAAAGTGGCTAAGAACAAGGTTACTGGAAAGTATGTGGATGTTCAAGTTCCCATTTACTATTCCTGCGGGGTGGATGATGTGGGTTCCATGATCGATTGGATGGTGGCGGAGGGTGGTTGGTCTAGTAAGACTGGTTGGATTGAATCGCCATTTGGAAAACATCGAATGGACGCTCTTGTCGAACACATCATAGAGACTAAAAAGGTGAAGGAATTGAAACTTTTAGTGCAGGAGGCTTGGACGGCCATTTGGGAAAAATGTCGTGTGAATAGGAAAAGTTCTTTGGAAGAGATCGAATAAAAACTAAAAAGGTGAATCCATGCAGACGCTTGTAAGGAACAATCTACTTGAAATTTCAGTTACGAAGACAGTTCAGGACAATCAATTCGAACCATTCTCTTTTTCCTTTAAGCAGACGTTGAACATTGAGGGTTTGACAGATCAGGAGACAGTAATCGGAATGGCTTCCGTAATTGAGGATTCCTTAGAGAGTCTGTCGGACAAAGTATTCCGTCAGAGATTGGAAAAGTCCGATAAATGGTATGGAAGAACAGAATAATAGGATACTACAATGAACAATTCCATCTATATTAAATACTGTGACAGAGGGGTGTGGATCAATAGAAGATTGACTTTCATCTCTCTCGCCGTCAAAGCCTCATTTGAGAAATTCCTTCGAGAGTGTGAAGTCATCGAACTTAAAAACGGAGGAAGGGGAATGCCTGATTCCGGAGTATTCAACACAATGGTTGTTTGTGACACCTATGATATCCCAAAGGAGGATTCCAATGGCTAAGGGAGCTTCATTCGAAAGGGATTTCTCCAAGAAGCTCTCTCTTTGGTGGACGCATGATGAAAGAGATGATGTGTTTTGGCGCAGTCAGGCTAGCGGAGGAAGAGCCACCATAAGGAAACGTTCCAATAAGACGTTGGATGGACAGGAAGGAGATATCTGCGCCACTGATCCTATTGGAAAGCCTCTTTTAGATAGGTACACCATAGAATTGAAGTGTGGATATGGCCCTTGGTCTTGTTTGGATTACATGGAGACAACACAAAAAGATTCCGTGTTTATGCGATTTGTCAAACAAGCCAAGGAACAAGCCAAGCGGGATTGGATGCTTGTTTACAAAAAGGATAGACATACACCAATGATCTGTGTGGATAGGATGACATATATCTCTTGGTTGTCCTATTTCTTTGAGGTGGAGATTCCACACGCATCGCTTTACCACATGTCTATTGGCAATGTCACTGTTTTTCCTCTTTGGTATCTGTTCAACACAGATTCGGAAGCATTCCGTCACTTTCTTAAAATGGATGAAAGGTTTTTGAAATGTCAACATCACTAGAGCAGACCATTGAATATTCAAAGAAGCTACATTCCGATGCCATGTATAATAGAAAGGTTTTTGAGGAAAGGGTGGTTCTCATTCTTAATTCCATTGAAACCATGTTGTTTGAAAAGAATAGACTATATGGCAATTCCGCTTTGGAGCCACTACGAATTTTTTCCAAAGCGGATGCCAAAGAGCAGATAAAGGTACGAATAGATGATAAATTATCCCGTATAGCGAAGGGAACTAATGACAATGAGGATGCTGTGATGGATTTGATTGGTTATCTAATTCTTCTTAAATTGTCTGATTACTATCAGAATAATAATGTGAAAACACTAACACAAGATGCTTAGAGATATTTATGGGCTGTAGTGTTATTTTTAGTGGGTGCTCCGTCAAACAAAGCGATGGAGTTATTATTCCAGTTAATCCAAATACATACAATTTCACTATTAAATGGATGGGAGTCAATGTTGATTTCCGGGAACCAATGAAACAAAGTTTTTGTTAAAATTACAAAGTATATAAAAGGGTTGGTTATGTTAAAAACCATACGACTAAAAAACTTTCAATGTCATAAAAATCTGTGTCTTGAATTAGATAGAGGGGTCAATACGATCATAGGCTCCTCCGATTCAGGGAAATCCGCCGTCATTAGAGCATTGAACTGGGTGGTGTTCAATCGTCCCGGCGGGGATGCTATGATCAAGCACAATACGGATGAATGCAAAGTAGGGCTTTTCTTCGATGAGGGAAAGGTAGTCAAGACCAAAGGAACGAAAACCAACAAGTACACAGTCAATGATGTTGAACTTTCCGCAGTAGGGAGAAATGTTCCTGATGAGGTCTCCCTAATTTGTAATTTGGATGAGGGAAATTTTCAAGGACAGTTCGATGCTCCTTTCCTTTTGAATGAGTCTCCCGGGGCTGTGGCCAAACGAATCAACAAAATAGCTAACATCGATCTGATAGATACTATGATCTCCTCTATCAGTTCGGAAAGGAGGGTAATCAATGATAGACTACAATCTAATACCGATGGACAACGAGACATTTCCCGAATACTACAGGCGCATGAAGGCGTGGAGAAGTTTGACGAGGAGGTTGGAACTCTTAATGTTCTTTCTAATACCCTATCTGAAAATGAGAAGACGTATAAGGAGCTTCTCAACATACATAGGAAAAGCTCTTCAAAGAAGATAGTGGATAGTGTCCGTTCCATGTTGACTAAAACAACTGGAATGAGGGCCTCTACGGACGATTTGATCAAAGAGCTAGACGAGACACGGGAATTGATTTCCTCCGTCTCCACGGCGATTAAAACGGCTTGGAAAGTCAAGCAGTACTTTCCACTGAAAACCGTAAAGGAATCCTATGGTGAAATGAAGGATTTAATAAGTCAACACACATTGAAAAAGGATTTCATTGATTTTTTGCGAACATCTATTGAAAAGAAAGGTGCTTGTGCTAAGTTATTGTTAAATATTAAAAATGAAATTGAAACGCTTAGGAGTGAAACTTCTTTTGAAGTGTGTCCTTTGTGTGGAAAAGAGGTTCAATGAAATTACTGCTTTGCGCCGATCTTCATTTAAGGGACACTACTCCCGCTTGTAGAAAAGACAATTACATCAAAACGATGGAAAACAAGTTGGATCAGATGGTCAACATCCCACATGATCATATAATCTGTGCTGGGGATGTTTTTCACAAGTGGAACACCTCCGTATCCACTATTCAACGATTCCTTCGCATTCCCCACATAATTTCCATCTTTGGGAATCACGATCTACGATTCGATGATATGATGTCCAGTTCCGATACTGGTCTTGGTTTGATCATGGAAATGAACACTAAGTTGAAGGAATATACGATCTTTCCAAACAGGAAGGCGTCTATAATCTTAGATGAAGTAAAAATACACATAGAACATGTAATGATATGGCATAAAGAACCTCCATATCCAGGATGCACAGCCTCCAATGCGGAAGATTATATGGACAAGATAGATGCTGATATCATTGTCACTGGGGATAATCATAAGACATTTGTAGTGGAAAGAAATGGTAAGATTCTTTTTAATCCCGGCTCCCTATTAAGAAGCACAAGCATTCAAAAGGAGCACAAACCCTGTGTGTTCGTCTATGACACTAAAAGGAAGAGTTACGAAGTTCACTATCTTAAAATCGAGGAGGATGTATTTTTAGAGGACAAGACATATGAATTTCTTTTCTCCTCCTTCGTCAATAGCATCAATTCCGTAGAGTGGGATGTGGAGATAGATTTCGAAAACAATCTATTGATGCTCATTGGAATGGACAATGTGAAAAAGAGTGTGGCGGATAAGATTCGTAGTATGCTTAAACAGGCGAAAGAGGGGAAGTGAGATGGAACAGAAACTTGTTGAAAAGTATATGAAGATGAAGAATAGATTGGATGTCTTGGAACGGGAGCAGTCCAAGAAGGAAATTGAAATGGAGATGCTCAAGGATATGTTATTGAAGCAGTATGATATTAGAATAAATGAATTGGAGACTGTGCTTTTCGAAAAAGAAAAAGAGTTGAAAGAATTAGAGGAGCGGATTGAAAATGGAATCAACAGCATTGAAAAGCAGGTCGGAAGCATTGAGGAAGAGGTGCGGAAGATTGGTGTCCAATAAGGAACACTATGAGACGGAGCTTGATAGACTGATTCAGTATGGAATCAAATTGAATCAGGAAAAAGAGGATAACATAAATTCATTGGATTTGGTGAGGCTCACAGCGCAGAAGACACAGTTTGTTTTAGAGAACAGCATCAAAGCGGTGTCCAATTCCGCATTGAAATGCGTTTTTGGCGATAAGTACGAATTAGGAATGGATTTCAACCTCAAAAGGAATTCCAATGAGATTGATATCTATCTTTTGGAGAAGGGAACTAATAACAGAGTCAAACCTACGGATGCTTGCGGAGGGGGTGTAATCGATCTATTGTCCATGTCTCTTAGAATCACTATGTGGACGCTAAAACGACCAAGGACGCGTCCGCTGCTGATTCTTGATGAGCCTTTCAAATTTCTTTCTAGGGATTTGAAGCCTTTAGCCGCTGAAATGATTAAAAATCTATCGGAGTCCCTTAAAATACAAATGTTGATCGTCTCCCATGAGAAGGATATCATCGAGTGTTCCGATAAAGTGTTCGACTTAACTCAAAATAAAAAAGGTGCTCCAAATGATAATTGAACAACCACGAATCACTGTTCTCGCTAGGGGAGTGTATCCGGATTTGATCAAGGAATATGGGGAGAATAAGTTTTCCCGTATTGTTAAAAATAAAACTATCTTGGACGTGTGTGATGTCAGCGTCGATTTATTAGGTCTTCCAAAGATTGTCAATGTGGAGCTTCTAGCGTTCGAATGCGGAGGTAGGGAGACTAGGGATGGAAGGGCTTGCTGCGTGTCCGACACAGCCGGAAACAAGGCATTTCCATTTAAGATAGCTAGGGATATCAACGGGATTCAAGGATACTTTTGTTTCTATGATTCCTGTCTATATGCGACTTGCGATCTAGCCCTTCGTAGGACGGACATTAAAATGTACAGGATTTCGTTGTATGGATGCACAGCGGAATTGGAAAGTCATACCGTTTGGGAGGGTAATCTGCGAGAGAGGTGTCTTGAGGACAATTATGTTCCTTTGGTCAATGCCGTAAGGCAAAAAGCACAGACTCTGTACTGCACGAAACTGCACTACAGTCTCAATAAAGGAATCAAAAAATGAAGGATGAATTGGAAAGGGCATTGATTGACAACATAACATATTGGAATGAGGAGATGGGTTATAGGGCTTTGTGGAAAGCTATGGAGTTTCTTCAATCTCCTCGTTCCAAGGATTCCTTCAAAGGAAAATATGAATCATTCAATATTCGAGACGATAGAAAGAAAAAAACCAAAGGCATGCTCTCATGTGCTGAACTGTGTGAGAAGTATAACACTCCTCCACATCGTTTGTCCTTCATTCTAAGAAAAAATAATTTGAAAGGACACATTCAAGGCAAGTATCGGATGTTCGATAAAGAGACAGAGATGGAGATAGCTAAAATAATTCACACTATGGCGGAAAAGAAGAAGAACGTAAAGAGAAGAGCAATCAATACAAACCCAAAGTATTAAGCCATGTTTACCCTCGACTCTACTATAATGACTTCCAAAGGAGGTATTCCAGCGAGTGATATCTCTTTGGACACGAGAATATATCTGGGAAGAGGGGATTTCCACAAACCAATCAAAATAAATAAAATAGATTTAACCACCTTTTTCATCGTGAGGTGTCATGGAGGCTATGAGATAAAAGTTTCGGAGGACACCCACTTTAAAAAAGAAAGACATTATAGACCACTAGTGTGGCTGCATCATGATGCTAGACTAGGAGTTTACGATGGTGTTCACAGCAGTCTCTATAGAAAACTATTGAATATAGAAGTCGTAGACACGAAAACCACATTCATCCAGTTGAAATTCAATTTCACGAGAGGAATAAATGTGATCGTAAACAATTTCTATATTCAATTAAGTCCTCATCCGATTTACACGAAAGAGAAAAGTCTTGTTAGAAAATACACGACTAAAGACTTGAAAAAAATATTGAAAGAAACAGCTAGTTAGACATTTGTCTTCCTATTCTTCGTCGTAGGAGTTTCATTATAAGCATCCCTTCTCCTTAGTCTCGCCGTCTCCGTTGCGATGTAATCTTGTGTGCCTTTGATTGCTGCCATATCAATTTTCATCTGTGAAATGGTGCCGCTCAAAGTTTTTATTGAATCGCTGGAAAGCGTTTGCTCTATCTTACAAATCCTTTGTTCACAGTTAATTCGATGGTCTGCAAATTTTGTTTGCATGTCATCGAAACGCTTCATTATTCCGTCATACCAACGCTTCCCAAGATAACCAAGTGCAAAGAC